TTCTTAACATATACAGCCTGTTGCATTCCAACACTATGACCCATTACCTTTGCGTCCTTCTCCATTTCTTCTTTGACCTTTGAATATTTACTTGATAAATATATCTTTCTCAACATAGTTGTTGAGATTGATTTACCCATATACTTTTTACTTGTCTTTATCAATAATTGACTTAAAGCATTTCTTGATAAAGGTTTTCCTGTACTTGATTTAAACAATACACCCATACCATTTATTCGAATATATAATCTCAATAATTTTTCTAAATCCTTTGGTATATCAATCTTTAACTCCTCATATTTTGAACTTGTTTTAAATTTATTCAAAACAAAAAACATTGAGTTCTTATTGATTACTAAATAATTCTTTTCTTTCTTTTCAGTTTCAGATAACTTATTATATGCTCTTTTATTTATTACCTCCATTTCACTGATATCATTTCTCAATGGTATCCTTGTATAAATATTATAAATAATATATACTTGCAATAATGCTTTATCTTTTACTGTTAAATCTTCTTTTTTCTTGATCTTTCTTTCTTTAATTTCTTGACCCATTTGTTCAATCATTTTGTTTACTTCTGATATATCAACAAAGTTCTCTTTTTGTTTATCACTGATTGTACCAGTGGCTTGTTCTTCTTCATACTTCTTGTTTAAGTCGTCCCTTATAGAATTATATTCTTTAATTGTTTTGTCTTCACTAGGTTCTTCTGTAATAGACATTAAATATACAATAATTGAATTATAATAATTTCTTTGGGTTGTATAATGTAATTCACTTAATTTATCTTTTATTTTGTCAATATCCTTTAAGAACTTTAAATCGTCTTTATCAAATAATTTCATTAATTTCATAAGGTTAGAGACATACATTTTGACAGTTGTATCTTTTGCATTGGGTCTTGATTTCTTTATCGTTTCAGTTAGATTTTCTTTGGTTGTCATTTATAATATATATAATAAAAAAAGATTTTAATTTTAACTTAAAAAAAAGTCTCCAAAGTCCGCAAAGTCCTCAAAAAAAATAAAGATAATTTCATTTTTTATATAAATGAAATATGAAAGAAGAATTAAATTTAATTTTAAAAATCATAAATATTTTAATAATTTTTGAGGACATTGAGGACATTGGGGACACTCTTTATTTATGCGTAGTAGCAATCAACAACACCGTCCTTCATTCTCATAACCTTCTGTACCTCAATCCAGCAACGAGAAGTATATGGGGCTTGGGCAGCAGCAAGGTTCTGATATTTGTGGTGTAATTCAAGACCACGGCTATCTACTCTTTCACCGTCATTGAGACGATAAGCATTGTAAAAGAACTGACCAGTCAATTCATTAGCACCATTCATTGGGTATCCTTCAAACTTTCTGTTTATCATACTATCACCTCCTCTTGCATATTCAGTTCTTGTGATATGGGGTGGTGAGCCTTCGGTATCAGATACTCCGTGGAAGTGAAGTGCGGTATTCTCACGGTCAAGAGGATATAAGAACTCGTCATTCTTCTTAACATTAGAGACAAGTTTACCGTAGTTCAAATCTCCTCCTGCACGAGTACCAGTTAATTCACAAGCAACGCCACGGTATCTATTCAATAAACTCTTTTGATCACCAGTTGCCGAAGCACCAAAATGAACACTCATTTTATCAGAAGATACACCAACAAACATTTTGGATACTAGACGACCAGCACCTCCAACATTTCTTACTTGATTTTGTGCGGCGGCTTGGTCTGCAAGGGTAGTTTTCGTCAATCTAGGTTCAAGGAACATAAATGAGAAATCACTGTTAGCCCTCGCAAATTGGTTCATTTCTTCACCGTCAAGGAATGTGTAGTCAGCAATCATACGGCATTCAGTTTGGTCAAGGGTGAAAGAATGACCACCATTATCACCAGCAGACGATAGAGAAGCCCGTTCTCCTACACTATTTGAAAGGGTCAATTCAAGTTGTACTGCCTGGTCGCTTCTTAACATAAAGAGCGGGAGTTGAATACCCCTTAAAGCAGGCATTAGGTCGTCAAGAGTAATAGAAAATACAGGTTCTTTTGGTAGTCTCTGAAAGGTATGAGTTCTTAATTCACTATTACTATCAGTTGCATTTTCTATAAACTCTTTGCCGTTATCAATAGATACTTTTTCAGATACAACATTACCCTTATTATATACAACGGCATTGCTGATACACCTACCCGAATTGAATTGTTCTCTTTCTTTAATTACAGACTGGTCAATAAACATAGACTTGTATGCTTGATAAAAATTAAAGTCCTGAATTTCACAAATGGTTTTACCACCAATTTTGAGAGTGGCTCTATCAATAAGAGAACCAACACCAACTCCAAGGGGATAGAAACTATCGTGATCTCCGTGTCCCTTTAATGAAAAAGTAAGACGAGATTGAGGATTTAATAGACCCTTATTCTGTAATTCATAACGAATGAAAGTTTCAGTAAAAATTACAGGTTCAAGGATATCAGTATCAATACGCTGTTCGGGGTTCGAACCAATAACACCAGGTTGAAGCATTGGAGGGATTGACATACTCATTTTATATAATTTAATATATAAAATTTATTAAAAAAAGTTTTAAAAAATTAAGTGTAGATTTTAATTTACGAAACAACTTGTATTTGTCCGTCTTTAAATAGAACAGTATTTTTGGCGTGAACAAAGATAAATGCAGATACTGGGTTATCGTCAGTTAATCCCAAGTCCATTTGTACTCCCCAAGTGTCCTGTGAGAAATTACCTCCTGCGGGTGATCCAATAATATCATAGGCTACTCCCACACCCATTAAAGCACCTCCTTCAAGAACACTGTTATCATTTGTAGTGTATCTCTTATTAGTATTAACAGGTGAAATGGAGGTGTGAGTAATACCAGTGTATGGTATAACCGAGTTCATAAAGTTTCTGATAACCTGTGGATCAACCTTTTTATTGTTATTATCATTTTTATATTGAGTATCAATATTATAGTCAAGAGGATATCTTGCTCCACCCTTTGTAAATACGACTTGGTCAATATCAGCAATTGCTCCCGTAGAAGTTAACGGGTTGATAGTCTGTAAAGAGTTTTGGTCAAGATTATTGAGATATGAACTATTAATAAAATTCATAAATACACTTTCAACTCTTGATAATCCAAGAGAGAAGTTAATATTAGCATTGGTGGAGTTAATCGTAGAATAATAGCCCGAAATAGAATTGTATTCAAAACCACCCATATCTTGCATTCTCTTCATATCGTCGGCATTTGGTGAATGAGTTTCACATACTAATTGACAATCAGTTAATTCATAAAATGCGTCAGTAAGACCATTTGAAGAAGCGTCCCCGTCAGTATCAAATAGAACCATACTATCAGGTGCGAGGTGAAGGTCAATTGTAAGACCTCCAATACCACTCGTGCGGGATAGTGGTATAGCACTTGTACCCATAAGTAATCCAGTTGGGATATGGATACAGAACTCATTGGTGTTTGTACCTTCTTCTTCAACAACAGCAACCTTCTGTCCATTAGTACTTGGGAGAGATAATCCAGTCTCACCAAAATGTCCAATCAATGACTGTTCAGAACTGGTCAATCCAAGGTATGAAGAATAAAAGCGATTTGCGTGTCTTATGTGTTCAATAGTCTGCTTGGAGGTCGCACTAGATAAAACTACTTGATCAAGAACAGACCAAATCCCAAGGCGGCTGTCCATAGCAAGGGTATCGGCAGATCCAACCCGTGTTCTTGCACTATCTTTATATATATGAAGTTTACCACAGAAACGAACAGAAGAAGGGATAAGTACAGTTTCACTTTCTGCAATAGTAAAACTAATCACGGGTCGTCCGTCTCGGTATGATTGAGAAGCATTAGAATTGCTCGGTTTAATGGATAGGTAGCGATTACTCATTTTTATAATATTTAATATATTATAAAATTTTAAAAACAAAAAATAAACAAAACAAAAATACTTTAATATTCAACTGAAATACTATCACCACGAATATTTAATCTTCTTAAATGAAAGACAAAATTGTTCCATAACTTATTCTTCGTTGGAGTTGTTCCATTGTAATTTACCTGAATATTGAAATCTTTATTTCGGGTATCATATACACCCTTATTGAGTGCTAATGCCCTAGATACTAACCAATTGCTATTGTAGGCAGCAAGAGACTTCGCGGATATTTCCGATTGTACGAGACCCTTGGTTGTCTCAATCAATGGCTGTGCGTCAATTGAGGTTTTAGAAGAAGTCTTTGAACAACGGACTGGACGACTGGGTTGAAGGCGACCGTCGTATAAAAACTGATAATCACTGATATAATCAGATATACCACGGAGACCAGCACACGCTTCATTCATAGTCTTATCCTGTGTATCACCTCCAATATCATAAGTTCCAGTACCTGAAACTCTTTGACTATCAGAATATACAGTTGCGTCGGTAGGTTGTGAAACGATCGCCTTTCCCCTTGCATTATTTAGGGGTAGTCTAATATTAAGGGCTACTTCACCCGACTGCGACGAATACCTATAATTTTGACACGATAAAATATCTTGAACAATTACACCTTTTTCTTTCATTGCTCTTAACATATCACTTTCAAAACCACTACCCATATCTACTTCTTGACAAACAAGTTCAACATTGCTTAAAGTATAAGAAGGTTTATAATCAGCATTTGACGCTCCGGTTCTTGTAGTTGCCGCCATAGAAACAACATATGCTCCCGAGTTTGCTGTGAAGGTATCAGCAGAGGTGGATACAGCGTCGGCTGGATTAAATGTTATTTCAGTACCCGAAGCATTTTCGTTGATTTGAGCAATAACTAGGTCTTTATCAGTTGTGAGTAATGAAGCATTATTTGACGATACAATAGCAACGCGTTCACCTACACAGAAAGGACAATTCTGTGGTAGTCCAGCACCCGAAGCATTACCCTGTGAATTATCAGCCGCCAGGTGGATTTTATCAATTGTATCACCATTTGCAATATTTGCGGCAGCACCAGCAGTTGAACCATTACGGGATAAGAATACTGGGTTCAAACCTAAACGACGACCCCTCATAACACTATCAAGTTGTGTAATACATTTCCCAGCGTCTTCAAGAGTAATAACAATTTCAAGACCAGTAAGAATATTGGGATATACACGCTCGGATCTAAATATACCCGTTTCTAATGGGAGACATAATTTGGCTG